GTATCATATCAGAAAGTCCACCACCTAAATCTGGCATTACAGATTCCATTACTTTACCTTTGACATTTTCGATAATTGCATCCTTGCGAATATATACATACCCGACAGTACCCACAACGGCCAAAGATACAACACCACTTGCAATAGCAATTCCATTTACAATTTTCTGTAACATAATAATTAATTATTCTTCATCGTTATTTAGTTCTGTTTGATGTCGCCATGTTTGACCACTATCAGAACCCACACATGGATTGATACATTTGACCACTCCACTTTTATATTTGAACATTTGATTACATACTAAACCAGCAAGATCATGAGGGCAACCCTCCTTTCCATTTGACCAGTATAATTGTCCATCTATCCAGTGTGCATCACACTCTGGACATAAGGCGTTATTCAGTGAGTGTTCCACGAGTTCTCCGAAGTGTTCTTAATTCTTCAAAGTCTTTTTGTTTCGTGCCACCATCATATGGCCACGCATATCCTTCTCCAATCATTTCTTCGTTAATGGACACAGTTGCATCCCCGATATAAAGCCAGCCAAGAAGACGGCCGTATTTACCGACGCCACCAACAAGTTCAGTCCTAATAGTAAGCTCATCGTCACCGTCAATAGCACCTTCCAACTTGTCTTTAAGCCATTCAGTTGCGTCAATACCAAGTGCTTTCTCCTCTAAGTTTCTTGTACGTTTCTCTGGTGTATCAACACCAGCAACTCTCACTCTTTCTTTTTTGTAGAGATCAAATCCTAAGTCTATTGTAACATCAATTGTGTCACCGTCAACTACTCGGTTTATTTCCGTCACTCGGAAGTTGTAACAACTCTTGCGACTCGGTGGAACCATTGCTCCCATATTCAAACTCCATTAATGCTCTATTTATAGCGTCCTCTGGTTGGGTCATATTCTTTTCTCTCTGTCCTCTCTTGATATATTCTATCGCATGATATACTTTATCCCAATGTGATTCTTCAACCACTAATTCAAATGCACCAGCTGGTGGTGTCACTGGTGCTGTGCCACACATGGTCAAAAAGAACATTGGTAGTATTAATATCTTATTCATCATACTTTTTCATGACGACCACTGGAGCAATGACTCGATGAAACTCACGAAAGTATTCCTCACGACTCTTTGCATACTCACGTTCTTCTTTCTTTTTAGTCACGTTGTCTCCAATCATCTGATTTGTCATTTTTAAACCAGTCTGCTATATCATCCGCACCATTGAAACCTGACTTGTTTGATTTTGGGTCTCCGATATCCAAATACTTTAAACAAGACCCATCTGGGTCAGTTGCAAGTCTTCTTGCTTGACTCATCATACCTCTTGCACTCGTATTAGCCTTTGCTAATTTATTCGCCCATATCATATCTTCTAGGGTCACTTCAGTTCCAGAAGCAATGTCTTTACAGATTGATTCCAATCTCAGACGATATTGTGTAGATAACATAAACTAATATATGTAATAAGTATATACTATATATTGATTAAAAAGATGGTTCTAAATCAGATATGTGGTCTCCAAAACAAACGGAGTATGTCAAATCCTCTCTCCAGTAGGATCTGTATATCTTATCCCAAATTAAATCAAACTCCTCTTGATTTAAATTTTTAAAGAGGCATTTGTCTTCAAGATAGATATGATAGGTTGCTGTTTTTGTCATACGATCATTGACATTGCGTGTTGTAATTCTCTAGCATGTTCGAGTTCATCTTCTGCGATCTCTGCTATTCTCTTATCTTCTGGATGATATGAAAGATACTTGATGTAAGTTTCATATGCATGTTTTTCAATCTTCATGTTGATATCATAAGCGTCAAGAGGATCAAGAACATAATACCCAACCATGATCCAATAATAAAGTATAACAAGATGTTTGGCAAGGAACCGATCAATCCAGTATTTATTGCCCTCCCTAGTCTCCATCTCTTCCAAGTGTTCCGTTTCATTTAATGCCTGATAGAAATGTTCCTTCATCAAGTATATATGTTCCTCACCACGCAGGCCAAGAGATTCTCTTAAATGTAGTACACTTATAAACGCAAAGTATGGAGCTCGTGCAATTACTTCAAGAACCCAGAATCTTTGAGCTGGTCTGTTGCGATACAAGAAATCAAGTATTGTAACGGTAAAATTAAGGACAGCAGAGTTTAATTGTTTCATTTAATCTCCTTAATTGATTCCAAAGAAAAAGGATGTTCCTGTAGATACGGAACATCCTCTCTTGCGTGTCTTACTGCTTCAAATGCGTCTTCAGCATATTCACCAATTTCATGGTGTTTATTTTTTTGGTCGTGCCAACTTAGTGTGTAGTGGGACATGATAGTTTCAACTCCAATACATTATTATTTATAATAACACACTAGGTATAATTACGCATCAAATGTGTGGACTCACTGACATCATTCTTCGATTTCAAAAAACCATCTTATCGATTTTATGTAATCAAACGTGCAACCTATATCCTTATCACAGTTAGTATCATATTTCCTGTCACATAAAAACTTTCTTAATTCATAGACAGACTCAAACTTTCCTTGATGTCTTTCTTGTTCGTCATACAAATGATACTTCATTAACAGTTCTTGTTAAGATCCTCTGCCATATTACCACCTATCTCTGCACCTTGATTACCGCCAAACATTGCTACCCATCCAGCTACGACCCAACCCACAAAAGGAATGGTAGAGACAGTAGGAGCAGCGGCTGCACCAACTGATGTTCCGACTAAACGACCTGTTCCCTCTGCACTTCCGATTGCCTTGATACATGCTTCGCTTTTGCTATCGGGTTCTGGTTTCTTACCTCCGTAACCTCCCCAATCTTTCTGTATATGTACGTCACCATCCATCGTATATTCTTCAAGTATCTCTTTATTCTCATTCGCTAATCCTAAGAAACCACCTTTCTCTTTGATCTTAGTGGTTTTATACATGGTTTTTGGATCATTTGCTTTGTATGAAATAGCATATCCCTCTTCCGACACACTTACTTTATATGATGTATATGGCCCTACTGGCAAATTAATGTTAGGTAACTTACTTTTTTCTCTAGTTGCAATATAACCAATCATTCCGATATGTGAGACAGCAAAAAGACTGCCAACAATACCAAAAGAAATCCACTTTAACTTATTCATTTTACATCTGGAACTATTTTAACAGGGCCTGATTCGATTCTGATTGTCTGTGCAGGGGCAGTCTCTGCTGCCTTGGCAATGAGAAACTCCATATCTTTTTTAGAAATATTTGCACTACCACCACCACCATTCTTCTTATTACCAGCTTGAACGCCAAAAGTTGCCAAAACTCCTGTAAATACCGACGCTATAAAAGTTGGGTCAATTTTTTGTTCCTGTTTATAGCCTGGAATTTCAACGTAGTTCAAAGTTAAGATTGCACCCGCCCATATCATCACACCAAGGCGAACAAATGTACTAAGTATTGCTAGTTGTTCCTCTTTATCATCTAATCCTTCTTTAAGTTTACTAAAAGGCCCCTTCTTTTTGGGTTCATCCTTTTTAACTTCTTCAGCCATGATTATGTTATGATCTCAAGTTATTTAGTCAACCAATATCTTGTAATTTCTCTACTACTGTTGATGCCTGCATAGGGGCGACATCATTTAAACCATTTGCATCGAACCAAGGTGCGTTTTCCCAGTCGAATCCATCACCGAATGTGTTGTCGGCATTTGCAACATACCAATGACAAGCTGCGTCAGGAATATCAACCGCACATACAGCCCAATCATCTGTCCATTGAGGGACTTGTACCCAGATGACTGGTTCAGCTTCATATGCATATGCGGTTTTACTTACACCAAATAAGAGTACAAACACCAACAACCAAGAAAATATTCGAGGAATATACTTGACTGATGGAGGATGTTTGTATGTTTCCATAACGTCGTGATAGTTCATTAGATTAAACCTGAGTAACCAGCTACTGTGCCTATAATTATAAAAAAACCGAACTCCATGAGTTCGTAATATGGACTATAGAATATTTTTTTCATGCGAAAGCGATGTTACCTACACCTGATACGATGTAAAGTGCAACTACTGATGTGAATAGAATGTGATACATTACGTTCCTTGATATACTGGGGTCATTATTCCACCACCCTGATCATCGTCATCATCATCCTGAGAACCCATTAAGAGTTCAAAGAAGACTAGAATTCCTATGGGGTAGAAACACCATAGGATTGCTAGAAAGGGTGATATTTCGTTTGTTGGGGACAACTCTGACATTACACAAAGCCAGGTATGATTTGTCCTGTTGTTAGGTATGCACCTAAACATGCTACAATGCCAAGCATTGCAAGTCTTCCATTGAGTTGCTCTGCAACTCTTTTTGATTCCTTATCAGACATTAGAAGATGCCTGGGATGATGTTACCTGTTGTTGCATAAGCACCTACTGCTGCAACAAAACCGAGCATAGCTGCCCATCCGTTAAATCTTTCTGCTTCTGGAGTCATTAGTTTGTACCTTTTTTGAATTGTGAACTGTGAATTAAATTTCATTTTAAAATAAGCCTGGTGCTATCCACCCGAATAGACCATAGTTTATTACGCCGATTACTAATCCAAGCATCGCAAGGCGACCATTGACTAGTTCCGCATACTTCCAATAAGGGTGTTTGGTGTCCATTAGAATACGCCTGGAATGATTTGACCTGTGGTTGCGTATGCACCGATAAGTGCTACCATACCAATCATAGCCCAGCGACCATTCACTTTTTCTGCATTCTGTGGATAACCCTCATATGAAACTGATTCATCAATGTATGGGCGGGTTTCAGTTGGGAAAGCATTTTGTCTTCCACCACTCTCTGTTGTTACAGTCATTTAAGTTTCATTAAGATATGTTACATTATTATATATAAAATGTAAACTTTTGTCAAGTATTTTGTCCATATTCACACATACTATTAAGAAAATCTTAAGAGTTATATAACTTTTTCTTATAATCTGTTACAGTTCTGTATCATTCACCTAGAGTATGAACAACTGGTTGTTCATTTATTAATATTTCATACAACTCAATATCTTCTGCAGCTGATACAGGTTTAAATTCATTCTCTGCTCGAAACAAATCATCACGAACTGCCTGATTGATTACAATAGAACCATTCTCTCCAGATACAGAACGATGATATGTGTTTGTAGGTATAACCAATGCACCACTCTGTCGATTTAGATGCACAATATGATAAGGATATTTCCAGTCTCTGTTCACTAACTCAAAAGTTCTTTCTCCAGACACAACACGGTTGTGGTCTACTTGATGATAGTGTATATAAAATTGTTTCGCACCGACTTTATCGTCAGGTGGTGATATAGCAGGCCCTGCATGAACTACAAGGTCAGATGCATTTGAATCCTCTACGGATATGTCGTAAAAAATAACATCAGGTGTTTCTCTGAACACCCGATGTTTAACAAAATTAACGTCACTCATAACATAATTTTAGTTTGATTTAGAAAGTAAACTTTACTCCTACTTTTCCAGCCCAATCAACGTCATCTTCAGCAGTTACGCCAGAGATTTCACCGTAGAACTTATCATAAGAACCACCAAGGTATCCGATGAACTCAACATCACCGAACTCGTCAGCAGTTTCTGTGTGAGTAGCTGTAGGGCCACCAGCAACATACCAACCAATACCTGATTCAGTTGCTCCTTCATATCCGACTACTGCTTCTAATCCACCAGATGAATATGCACCGTCAGGATATGAACCAGTTGCTTCCAAATTAACGTAAGGGCCAGCAAATGCAGCACCAGAGGCAAGTAGAGGGGCGGCAGCAAGTGCTGCAATTGAAGTTTTAAACATTTTTTTTATAGTGTCTCGCAGATAATAAAAAACCTGCGGATGGAAAATCTTTCGACAAGACTTTTACATTCTACGCAGGGGCACGATCTTTCGATCCCATTGTTCTATGTAATGGTATTTATTGTAACATAAGGTTTAGATCGTGTCAAGTGTTAAGATACAATTATATTTCTGCTAAATAAAGCTACATCAATAGGTAAATTTACAGATGAAGAAACTATTGCCTATATTATTGTTTGCAGGTTTTAGTTCACCTGCATTTGCAGATATTACACATAAATTATCAAGCAGTGTTCAATTACAAGTGAACGCAGCAGCAACACAGGTTGAGAGAATTGGAAGTTCTTGGAGTGTTTCTGGGAACGGTGTGGACACGACTGATGGCACTACTGTTAACACAGTGTCTGCTGGTA